GCAAGCTGTCGCACTGGATGTATCAGGTGGACGGCGTCGGGTATCGGGTGGAGCGGCGTGACGTGGTGCACTTCCGGAGCGGGATCGACCCACACCGGCCTCACCGGGGCGTCAGCCGGGCGTATCCTATCCTGCGCGAGATCTGCGGGGACAACGAAGCCTCGGAGTTCACGCAGGCTATCCTGGAGCGGATGGGGATCGCGGGGATGGTCATCAGCGGTGCCACACCTGATATGGAGATCAGCCCGCCCGAGGTGGACAAGCTCAAAGACTGGTTCGACAACCAGATCACGGGCTCGAACCGTGGCCGCCCCGTGGTGCTCTCGACGCCCATTAAGATCGACACCCCCGGGCACAGTCCCGAGGCACTGGCACTGGACAAGACGGCGGCACGGTTCGAGGCGCGGATCTGTTCTGCGCTGCGCGTGCCGCTGCAGGTCGCCGGGCTCTCCTCCTCGGACAAGAGCAAGACGTATGCGAACTACGAGCAGGCCCGCGCTGCACTCTACTATGACGGGCTGATTCCGCTCCAACGCCGGTTCGACGCCACCATCAAGCACGCCTTTGACGGCGAGTATCTGCGCCCGTCGGAGATGGTCGCACGGAACTATGCGGATGTCGATTGTCTTGCCGTAGACCAGACGGAAGAGGTGAAGCGCTGGGATATGGGCGTGCGGGGCGGCTGGATCAAGGTGAGTGAGGCGCGCGCGGCGCGAGGGCTGCCGGTGGTGCCCTCGGATGAGATTTACCTGCGGCCCAGCACGGCGACGGTGGTTGAGGAGTATGAGGAAGTAGACCCGGCGCTCTTACCCGGCGCGGTGCCGGGCGCGCTGCCCCCCGGTGAGGATGATGACGAGGAAGAGGGAAGCGGCGGCACGGCACTGGCTGTCAGGACCGGGAGCCGGCAGCGATTGGCGGAGCAGGACCCATCCGAGGTGACGGCGGAGGACGTGCGGACGGCGCGGGCCTGGGTGCGGCGGCACGCGCCGGCTTCGGCACGGGGGCTGTGGGACGCGAAAGCGGAAGAGTAAGTGGCCTACACCTGGAACGTCGGAGCAGCCCGGTTCCGGGACGAGAGCGGGCGGTTCGTGGCCCGTTCCACCGTCCGGCACGGGCTTGACGAGACGCTCAGGAGTGCGGCGGCAGAGGTGGTGACGCTCTCGGAGCGGCTGCAGGCAGGGACGATCGCACTGGCCGAGTGGCGGGCGGAGATGGCGCGAGAGGTCAAGAACGCCCATCTGGCAGCCGCCACGCTCGCGAAGGGTGGGTGGGCGCAGATGACGCCGGCCGATTATGGCCGGGCCGGCGCGGTCATCAAAGAGCAGTATGGGCTCCTGGGTCAGTTCGCGGCGCAGATCGAGAGTGGGGAACAACTGATGACCGGGGTTGCCAACCGGTCCTCGCTCTACCTGGAAGCGGCACGGCCGACCTACCACGCCGTGGAACGTAGGGAGATGCAGGTGCGGAACGTGGCCGAGGAGCGGAGCGTGTTGGGATTCGCCGACCATTGCGCGGAATGCATCGAGCAGGCAGAATTAGGGTGGCAGCCGCTGGGGGAGATGGTTCCCATCGGGTCTCGGGAGTGCGGGCCCCGCTGCGCTTGCGAGACCGACTTTAGAGGGAGCACGGACTGATGCCCGAAGCACGCGCGGTGAGGATCTTCTGGGGGGGAGATGACGCGCAGACCGTTTTCCTTTCGGAAGCGGAGTTCGAGAGCCTGCGCGCGTCGCTGACCGGCAGCCGGGGCGCGCGGTTTGAGTGCTTCGACTTCGACGCCGGGCATGGGTGCCGGCTCTTGATCCGTCTCGGGGACATCAGAGCTGTCCGTTATGACCCACTGGAGAGCGAGTGATGCAATACACCGATATGAACATGGTGCCCCAGGGTTCTACGCCGCGCTGCCGCTGTGGGTTAACGCCGGCTACGGGGACGTTTGCCGGGGTGCCCTGCTGCAACGGCTGCGCGCGGAAGAAGGAGCTGGCGGCGCAGCTCGGCGGGCCGGCGGGGACGTTCATTCCCTACGGGCAACTCCCGCTCCCCCTCAAGCGCGGGCCGGGGCGGCCACGGAAGGTGTGGTGAGGACGATGAAGACATTGGACCACCTCGGCGCCCCCGTGACGTTCCTGGCTGGGGCGCCGCAGCAAGACCTCGCCACCGGGGCCGGTAGCCTGCCGAAGACCGAGGCAGCGGCGCTCGAACGGATCAACGCTCTGCTCCCGCAGGGCGCGGCGCCGCTTTCCGGCGAGCAGGTCTGGATCCACTATGCCGAGGCACTGAACTCCTCATTCGTGGGCGATCGCTACATGTGGATTGGGGACAGCACGCTCCGCAACTACGCGAAGGACGCGGCGCAGGGCTTCTCGTTCCTCAACTCCCACCGCTCGGGCGGCGACGGCAACCCCGCAGAACTTCCCTACGGGAAGACCTTCGCCGGCCGCTACGAGGACACAGGCACGGCACGCCGGACCCTGGTAGGGCTCTACATGCTCCGTGGTGTCTCGCCGGCCGGCGCAGGGGGGCCTTCTACCGACGACGTGCATGAGATGATCCGGGGCGGCACGCTCGCGGACGTGAGTGCCGGCCTGAAGGGCGGCGAGCCGCTCTGTGACGTGTGCGGTCAGGACCTGATGGAGTTGTCCGGTGAGGGGTTCTTTCTGTGCCCGCATATGCCGGGGATGTCGATCGGGATGAGCTCTGCGGAGCAGGAACGGCAGTTGCTCCGGGGGGTCCCGAAGGGCGGCGCCTCTTTCACGTATGAGCGGGGCCGCGGCTCCGAACTCAGCGGCGTCTACGACGGCGCCGTGACGGGCGCCGGGTTCCGGTTCGTGGCGGGCGGCGCTACGGGCCTGGAGGTGATTGCCGCCAAGCTTTCGGTCCTGCTCGACAGGCCGAACACCCGCGAGGGCCAGACCTTCGCGGCCCACTCCGAGACGGTGCTAACTACCGTGGAAGAGTATCTGGACCGGGCAGAGGCCTACCTCGGGACCCGTGCCGCCAGCGGTCAGCCGGCTACGGCCGGACGATTGGCCGACTGGGAAGCACTCGCAGCACGCCTCGCGCGCGTGATCGCACTCGGGAGACCGAAGGCCGATCCCGCGCGGCTGGCAGCCCTGCGCGTGCGGTTACTCAAGCACCGGAGCGCGGACCTCCTGCGCTCCTGACCACGGAGAAAGTGATGCCTACTCTGGTAGAGTTGCGGGCCGACCGACAGGCCCGTGCCGCGGAGCTGGCTCCGATCCTGGCACTGGGGGAGCAAGCCACCCTCGAAGACCTGGACCGGGGCGAAGCACTCGCGGCAACGATCGAGGAACTGGACGGCCAGATCGGCCAGTTCAACCGGCTGGGGGCGCTTTCAACGCGTCTCGGGTCGCCGGCGTCCGTGAACCTGCCCGTGCCGCTCCCGGGCGCGGGGACCATGACGCTGACGACGCTGCAGCCGGCTGGGACCATCACGGCCCCGGCGGGAACGGCGTTCGTCATCCCGGCGACGGCACTCCGGGGCAAGGTGACGGCGTTCAAAGCGCGCGGTAACCGCTCCGCGGAAGAGGCTGCCTATCGGTTCGGGATGTGGTTCGCGGCCATCGTCGGCCACGGGTTCGCGAAGCAGTTCTGCCGCAATCAGGGGCTGGAGCTGCGCTGGGCCGACGCGGGCGGCAACCCGATGAACCTCGCGCAGTCGGAAGGGGTGAACACGGCCGGCGGGTTCCTCGTCCTGCCCGAGTTCGAGCAGGACATGATCGACCTGCGCGAGCGCTACGGGGTGTTCCGGCAGCACGCCAAAGTGGTGCCGATGAACAGCGACACGAAGAGCGTGCCGCGGCGCACCGGGGGCCTGACGGCCTACTACACGGCGGAACTCGCCACCATCACCGAGAGCCAGAAGGGCTGGGACCGCGTAACGCTCACGGCGAAGAAGCTCGCCGTGCTGGCGAAGTACTCCTCGGAACTGGATGAGGACTCGATGATCGACATCGGGAACGACCTCGCCGAAGAGATCAGCTACGCCTTCAGCGTGGCCGAGGACGACGCCGGCTTCAACGGTGACGGGACCTCCACCTATGGGGGGATCGTCGGCGTGCGGAACAAGCTCCTGAACCTGTCGGCCACGCGAGCGAACATCGCGGGGCTGACCGTGGCGTCGGGCAACCTCTGGAGTGAGATCACGATCGGCGACTTCAACACCATGAAGTCGAAGCTCCCGGAATACGCGCACACGTCGCGCACGGCGTTCTACGCCTCACGGGTCTTCTATGACGCCGTGATGGAGAAGCTGATGCTGGCGGCGGGTGGCGTGACGGCGGCGGAGATCGCGGCGGGCAGGCCGATGGAGATGTTCATGGGCTATCCCGTGCACATCGCTCAGAAGATGCCGCTCGTCGAAGCGAACGACGTCGTGTGCTGCCTGTTCGGGGACCTCTCGCTCGCGGCGCGGTTCGGGGACCGGCGGTCGACGACCATCGCCACGTCGGAGCACCTGAACTTCGCGGAAGACGAGATCGCGATCCGCGGCACAGAACGCTACGACATCGTGGTCCATGACGTAGGGAACGAGTCAGCAACGGCTGCTCTGCGCGTGGCTGGCCCGATCGTTGGCCTACTCACGGCGGCGAGCTAAGGAGAAACACAGCCATGATGGCATTGGGCAACGTGAAGACGGTGTGGTGTATCCGAGGCGCCGCGCCGACCGCTGCGGAAACGACTACCTCGGACACGATCGATACCCTCGGGTTCGACGAGATGCTCCTGGTCCTGACCGGGACGACGAGCAACAACGCGACGAACAACCCGGCGACGCTGAAGCTGCAGCAGTCGGACATCACGGATGCGACGGGCTTTGCGGACATCGCGAAGTACGTCGGGGACGGCGCCTCGGGGTTCACGATCCCTGCCAGCCCGACGGCGACGGGGCTGCTGACGTTCGCGAACATCAGCGTGTCGCTGGTCGGCTACAAGCGCTACTTCCGGCTGCTGGTGAGTCCTTTAACTACCCAAACTTTCAATGCCGTTGCATTGTTGGGTAGGGCGGAAGCGGCGCCGGACAGCGCGGCGGAAGCCGGCACGGCGGTGCTGGTGGCGTGACGGATACCCTGATCCGGCCGGAAGGGGGCGTCGCGGCCGCAGCCGCGACGCCCCTGCGGCTCAACCTGGGAGCGGGTGCGACGGAGCTGCCCGGCTTCATCTCGGTGGACCGGAAGACGGGTGGCGAGGTTTATCCGCTCGACTACCACGACGAGTGCGCCGAGATCATTCGCGCCTCCCACGTCCTCGAACACCTGCCGCGGCGGGAAAGCCTCGCGGTGCTGGCCGAGTGGGTGCGGGTCCTGAAGCCCGGCGGCTGGCTGAAGGTCGCGGTGCCGGACTTCGACATCATCGTTGCCACTTACCTCCAGTGGCGGGCCGGCGAGCTGCCCGGCGACGCGCCGCCGATTGAAGGCTGGCTGATGGGCGGGCAGACGGACGCGAACGACTTCCATCAGGCCGTCTTCACCCGGCAGGGGCTGGAAGAGGCGTTCCGAGAGTTGGAGCTGGTAGAGGTGGGACCGTGGGTGAGCGAGATCCCCGACTGCGCGGCGCTGCCGATCAGTCTCAATGTTCAGGGGCGGAAGCGGTGGGAGAACGAGACCACGCCGGGTGCAGCGTTCACCTCAGTTGAGCCAGTGCGGGCGCCTTCCTTCGCTCATCCGGCGCCGGTCGCGGAGCCCAACCTCACCTTCGGGCCGGGAACGGTCCACGCGATCCTCTCCGCGCCGCGGCTGGGCTTCACGAACAACTTCCACTGTGCACAGCAGGTGTTCGGGCCGCTGGGGATCGGGATGTCGGTCGGCTTCGGCGTCTTCTGGCACGCGGCCCTATCCCGGCTCTTTGAGGAGCACCTCGACGCGGAGCTGCTCGTGGTGCTCGACTACGATACGACCTTCGCCCGTGCGGACCTGGAGGCGCTCCTGCTCCTGATGCGCCGCTATCCCGAAGCCGACGCCATCTGCCCACTCCAGTGCCGGCGTGAGGACGATACCAGCCCGCTGTTTACCGTGGATGCGGGGCGGGTCGATCCCTACGGCACGAAGCCTGCGGAGATCATCCTCTCCGCCGCGGACCTCGCGGGCGACCTGTTCCCGATCGCTTCCGGACACTTCGGGCTGACGGCAATTCGGACGAGCGCCATTCGGAAGGTGCCGAAACCCTGGTTCCACGCGCAGCCGGGTCCTGATGGAAGGTGGGACGAAGGGCGCCTGGATGCCGACGTGGCCTGGTGGCGTGACTTTGCGGCGGCCGGCTGCAAGCTGTTCCTCGCGCCCCGGCTCGTGGTCGGTCATCTCCAGCTTGCTAACTTCTGGCCTGACCGGAGCTTGAAGCCGAAACCCCAGTACGTCAAGGATTGGGACAAGTCCGGCAAGCCTGAATGGACGTGGCGCTGATGCCGCACTACCTCGGGCGCGTGCGGGTCCGGCCGCGGACCCGGTTTAGCAAGGCGATAGGCGAAGCGACGCCGGGGGTCCCCGTCCCGGAAGCCCCTGTGCTCCTCATCGCCACGGCTGCCTCCGCTACCTCGATCGATCTCCTGTGGACCGATGCTTCTGCGGATGAGACGGGTTTCCGCATCGAGCGGAGCCTCGATGGCTCAACTGGCTGGGCCGAGGTGACGACGACAGCAGCGAACGCGGAGAGCTACACGGACACGGGGCTGGACCCGGAGACGGAGTACTTCTACCGCGCGGTTGCGGTGAACGCGGGCGGGGACAGCGACCCGTCGAATGTGGACAGCGCGACGACGGAAGCCGCCGCCTGGTCACCAGCGGCGCTCTCGCCTTCGCTCTGGCTGAAGGCCGATGTCGGCACCTTCCAGGAGCTGACGGACAACGCCGCCATCATCCCGGCCAGTGCGAACGGGGACCCGATTGGCACCTGGAAGGACCTGTCGGGAACGGGGAAGTTCATCGTGGCCGGCACCGACGCGAAGCGGCCGACCCTGATTAGCCCCGGCCAGAATGGGCTGCCCGTGGTCCGGTTCGACGGGACAGACGACAGCCTGCGGAGCAACGTGACGTTTACGCGGGCGCAGCCGCACACGGTAGCGATGGCGTTCAAGCACCGGACGGGCGCGGGGACCTGGGTAGTGGCGGGCCTCGCGGCGGAGTTCAGTGGCGCGCAGGTCGCGGGCACCATGTACGCCTACGCGGGCGCCAACGTGGCGGTGAGCGGCTACACGGCGGGGAGCTTCTCGTCCCTCATCCTGGGCTTCAACGACGCGGCCTCGACGTTTTTCTGGAACGGCACGAAGACGACGGGCAGCCCGGGCAGCGCGGCGAGCGACGGGTTGACGGTGGGCTCGAACGCGGCCGGCGGCGCCAATACGGATCTGGACGTGGGGGAGATCCTGGTGTTCCCCAGCCACCTCTCGGACGAGAACGCGGCGCTCGTCTACGCCTACTTCCAGTCAAGGTGGGGCATCTGATGGCCGTAACGAATTGGAAGCACAGGTTAATCGTGATCGCTCCGGTTGCTGCATTGACGACCTTAGGGCAGTGGTGGAGCCAGAATGTGGACAGTTCCGACGACACTTCGACCTGGGTGAGCCTGAACGCGACGGGGCTGATGGCGGACCCAGAGACGCATCGGGGCTGCAATACGGCGCTCACCGAGGCGCTGGCGCGGTCGATCATGGTGCGGGTCTGCAATCTCGCGACGGTAACCCCGCCGACCCTCGGGACCTGGAACGGCTGGAACAAGGCCCAGAAGTATGCGTGGTTGGCGGCTACCCGGAACCAGCTCCACACGAATACGGGCGTTTGGCTCGACCTCGCGGACAATGAGGGGACCTGGACGGACCCGCAGGGCGTGGCGGCGGCGCGCGGGTTGCAGGTGCGGCGGCCGCCGCCCGCAGGAGTGATTCCCTGATGGCTCTCTCCCGACCGACGCAGCTCAACGATCTTTATCGGGACGTGGCGCTCATCAACCCGGTCCTGGGCGAGGTCCTCACGCGGGGCGCCACGCACTGGACGAATGGCGCCGCCGCCGTGGGCATGACGGGCGGGCCGATCAACCCGAAGGACTACGGCGCCATCGGGGACGGTACGAACACCTTCATTACGCAGGCAGACATCGACGCCCACCCGGAATGGCTCGGCACCTACAACGCGGAGATACCGAGCTACCTGGGCGACACCTGGGACTACGTAGGCTTGCAGGAGGCCATCTACGCGGCCTATGGCGGGCCGGGCGCGAAGCACTCCTACGAGAACCCGGAGCTGAACCGGGAGGTTTACATCCCGCCCGGGAAGTATCAGCTCAACCGGCGGCTGCTGCTGGTGGACGCCATCGGCGTGATCTTCGCGGGGGCGGGGCGGTTCACCACGAAGCTCGTCAGCTTCACGCCGGATGAGCCGTGCCTGGAAACGAACATGGTCTACTCGGTTATCCGAGACCTGATGTTCGAGTACAACGCGCCGGGTCAGCACTGCACGGTGCCGACGGCCTGCGTGGAATGGACCTGGGCCGGTGGGGGTGACACGGCGGGCGGGCTCGCGCAGCTCTCCGTCTACGACTGCGAGTTCCTCGGCGGCGGCTACAACAACACGATCGGGTTCCGGTGCGCGCGCGATCTCTACCAGGGAGACAACCTGGTCTTTCACAATTGTTTCTTTGCCTCGTGCTTCTACGCGGGCTTTATGTCGGGTGAGGGCGCCCAGAACGCCCTCAACATGTGCTTCCATACCTGCAACTTCCAGCGGTGCCCGCAGTACGGCATCCTCGCCTACACCGGGAACATCATCTGCATCGAGGGGAGTTTCCAGAACGGGCAGGTGAGTGCGGCGGAGCAGCAGCGGGGATGGGACATCCGGCTGGTCTCCTCGGCCAACAGCGGCTCGGTCATCCACGGCAACCGGACGGAGAGCCGGCGATTCCTGCACGCGGACAGCAGCCACGCAGTCGATGTGCGGGCCTGCTCGGTCATCACCGGGCCGACCGCGTGGGCGCCGGGCACGGCGCACGCCCTCGGCGCCATCCGCAGCCCCTACGTGGGTCAGCTCGGGGACGGGCCGAACCAGAACGGCCTGCTCTATGTGTGCGCCGAGGCGGGCACGAGCGGCGGCCTCGTGAACGACGATCCCCCCTACACCAACGAACCGGCCTGGGACCGGAGCAGCGTGGGAGTGGTCGATCAGAGCCTGTTCCCGGTAGTGTGGGCGGTAGCGGGCCCGCACGTTGCTGCGCCGGCCTGGGTGGCGGCGACGGAGTATGTGGTTGGCGATGAGGTCGAGGGCGACGACGGGAACGATTACGTGTGCGTGGTCAAGGGCACGAGCGGCGCCGTGGAGCCGCTCTGGAACAGCCATCCGGGGATCACGGACGGCACGTGCCGGTGGGTCGTCTACAACTACAACGTCCTCGAATTCGACTTCGGGACCATCGAGAACTGCAACCTGCCGTTCGGCATGGTGACGGTGGGCGGCACCTCGCCCTGCCGGATTATCAACTGCACGTTCAGTCGTGACGATTGGCTCTACAAGACGCCCGGGAACAACGAGACGACGCTGGGGAGCGTGCGGCACTACAACGTCTTTGCCGGGAACCAGGTCCTCCACGCGCTCGGCCCGAACAACGGCGCGCCCCAGCCCTACCGTATCCCCTCCTATGGGTATGGCGACCCGGAGACGGCGACTTTCCCGGACCACGTCGAAGCCTACTCACACTTCTACCTGCCGGGCGCGATGCCGCTCGTGTGGGCGCGGCGGGCGTTGGGGCTGACGACCCGGAGCAGCCGCGACGTGGGCTTCTGGCCGCCGGGCGGCTACTATGCGGACGGCGGGAATGCGGACCTCTCGCAGAACGTGGTCGGCATCCTCGGCGCGCTGGCGCCCCGGCACGCGGAAGGCGCGAACCTGGCCGGCGCGGACTTGCTCATCCAGGGGGGACTCGGGACGGGCACGGGGGCGAGTGGACGCATCCGGCTGCGAACGGCGGTGCCGGGCGGGGCCGGCAGTGACGTCAACGTGCCGGCGGCGACCCGGGATGCGCTGGACATCAATCATCTGTGTGTGCAGGCGGGCCTACCGTTTTGCCCGCGGGCCGTCACCACGGCGCAGCGGGACGCGCTGACGGGGCTCACGCCCGGCGCGCAGGTCTGGAACTACACCGAGGCGAAGCTTCAGGTGTGGAACGGGTTCGCGTGGGAGGACGCCTCGCCGGGGGTGATTGCGTGGACGCCGCTGACGCAGTTCGGTGCGAACCTGCAGGGATGGTGGACGGTCGACGATCCCGCGACCCTCTGGCAGCTCTCCACCCTTACGACGGCAGCCGCGGCGACTAACGACCCCATCGGCGCGATTGAGGACAAGTCCGGGAACAGCCGCGACCTGCTCCAGGCGACAGCCGGTGCGCGACCGTTCCTGACCGCCGTGGTTACCGAGGGGCGACGGGCGGTGCGGTTTGCCGGGGTGGACGAGTTCCTGCAAACGGCGGCGTTCGACCGCTACCCGGACCCGACGACGGTGGTGATCGTCCTGAAGAGTCCGGCTACCGGCGGCTACCTGTTCACGCCGGGCGGTGCCACGCTGGACGGAACGCTCTCACACGGCGGGCTGGGCACCCAGTTGGTCTTCAGTTACGGCGCGAACCTGTCTATTGCAGGTGACGTGCAAACGCAGTTCGGGACGATCATCTGCACCTACGACGCGGCGAATAGCGAAGCCTGGCTGAACGGGACGCGGTTCGCGGCGGCGCTGACGGCGGGCGCCCTGCCGCAGGGGCTCACCCTCGGCGCGGCCTATAACGGCAGTGGGTTCGGGCAACTGGACTTCTGTGAGGCGTTCATTGTCGACCGGGCACTGACGGATACCGAAGTCGATCAGGTGAACCTCTACTGTGCCCGGTGGGGCACCCCGGAGCCGCACCTCAATGGCTAGGAGAACCATGCGCCGTGGCTAACGAGTGGCAGGTGGCGGCCTACGCCGGCCTTACGGTCTACGGGCGCATCCGGCGGCTCTCCAGCGGCTTCTGGCGGCGCACGGATACCGGGGCGTTTGAAGCCTACAACGGCGCCAACTGGCTCTCCTACGACCACGCCCTGACTGCCGAGGGCGAAGACCGCTACAAGGCCGATCTGCCCGGCACGCTCGCGGCCGGCTACTACGTCCTCGAAGGACGGCTTCAGGCCGGCGCGGGTCCGGTGGAAGCCGACGATGGGATCATCAGTGAGGAGGTCGGCTACTGGGATGGGGAGGCGTGGACGCCCACGGCGCCCTCCAGCGCGGGGATCTACGGGACCACGGGAGCGGTGGAGTTCGTCTACACGGTCTATGAGCCGGGTGGCGTGACGCCGTTGCCCGGTGTCGCGGTCTACGTGTCGAGTGACATCGCGGGCACGAACCGCTCCGAGACGCAGATTACGGATGTGCTCGGGCGCACGACCTGGCTGCTCGACGCCGGCCCGGCCTACTTCTGGAGGTCGCACGCCGGCTTTTCGTTTACGGACCCGGATTTGGAAGAAGTGGAACCTTAGATGCCTTCCTTCGGTTCCGGTATCGCGTCAGGAGTGATTGGCGCGGGAGTGTATCCTGACGCCGACGACCTGCAAGCCTACCTCGAAGCTGCGGGCCTGACCCTCTCGGCGGAGATGATCGCCCAACTCCGGAACGCTATCGCGGCAGCCATCGACGACTTCGAGAAGGCGGTCAGGCGCGTGATGGTAGCGGGCGAAGCGGCCCTGCGCTACTACGACCCGCCCACGAACCGGAAGCGCGAGCTGTTCCTCTCGGAAGGAGGGGGGCCCGGCGACCTGTGCGGGACCGTTACCGTCGGGTATCAGACCGTGGGCGGCACGCTGGAGACCCTCACGGCCAACGAGGATTACCGGCTTCTGCCGCGGAACGCCGTTGCAGACGGCATCCCGTATGACCGCATCCTCTTCTTCAATCGGGGGTGGGCTGATCCCATCGGGCCTTCTTTGCGGGGGGCTATCCAGGTGACGGGCCAATGGGGCTACGGGACAGGCACGCTGCCCGCCTCGGTGTTTCAGGCGATGCTCGCGCGCGCGGCCTGGCTGCTCTCTCCGACGCTGCAGCAGGTGGAGACGGGCGGCATCGTGGCGTGGAAGGACGCCGACCGGAGCGTTGAATACGGGACCGGCGGCTCGACGGGGGTCGCTTCACTGGGGGTCAACTGGTCCGCGCAGTATGACGCGACCGTCGCCCACTACCGGAAGATCGTGCTCGCCTGATGCCTACCACTCTCGGCCTCGCGCAGCCGCCCGCGGCACTCCTCTACCCGCTACCGGTCAGCGTCCATCGCTTGCTGACGGGCGCGAACCGCTTCTTCCTCGGTAGCGAACATACCTACATAGACGGTGCGTCCGTTCTTGCCATAACAGGCTCGCCATCGGTTCCATCTGGGGTCGAGGCCAGTGCCGGTCGGATAGGTGCCGCGTGGGCGCTGATGAGGTCGTCGCCGAGTTTGTATCTCTGACAGGGAAACCGGGGGCTGTTCAGGAAAGTTTAGTCTTGCATACTCGCCGAAATACTGGCGGGCCGCAGCATCATAAGCGAGGGCGGCATCTTCTTCGGCATTGTAGATACCCAGGTTGTAGACTTTCCCGTCAGCTTTAATGCCGGCCTTCCAGTAACCGCAGGGAGTTCGACTTACTCCCTTAAACACTGAACTGCCAGGCTGGCGAGACTTTGCAGAATTCGCTGCGCTCTGGAGAGCGTTGCAAAAGCGCAGGTTTACACGTCGGTTGTCTAGCGTGTCTCCATTGATATGGTCTACGATAGTGCCCGGAGCGGCTTCGAGAATTGCCCGATGCAGGTACAGGCGCTTGTAGTGTCCTGGGCTTCCAGGCACCCACTGGTCGCGCTTTGCATACCGCCCATCGTAGTACCACTTGACTTGTCCGAAACTCTCGTAGTCCTCGGCGTCAATCAGAGAAACGGCCCCTTTAGTGAGCAAGATGGTTTGAGTCTCCATACCGCAATTGTATCACGTTGGCGGGTAACGCAGTGACTACACTAAACCTTCCGCAACCTCCTGACAGCCTGTTGTATTGTCACGCTTGCACGGTCTACCGCGCCGCCGTGGACCTGCTCGCGGACGGGCAGCCGGACGCGGACGGGTTGGAGTGGGCGACGGTCGCCGCGGGGGTGGCGTGCTACCTGGAGGATGTGCCGGTCCCGCTCGTGGTCGTCTCCTTCCTCCAACTGGAAGGCGGCTCCTCGAAGCGGCTCCACTTCCCGATGGCGGCTGACGTGAAAGCCTTTGACGTCTTCCTCCTGACGACCCACCCGCAGGCCTCCCTGGTGGGCAAGTACTGGCGGGCGACCGAGGCGCCTTCCGACCATGACTTCGCGGCCGGGAAGCGCATCCTGGGGGTGGCGATGACGGTGAAGCCGAACGGAATAGCCTGATGGCGCACCTCGTCGCGTTGAAGAACGCCCTCGTGACGCAGATAGGTCTGAGTTGGGCCGACGTGAAGCCGAATGGCATCTTCCTGTCCAACCAGCTCTTGCAGATTGACTTCTCGGAGCAGGCGCGAGACGGCAGTTTGCCCATCGCCGTCCTGGACTTCCGGCAAACGGGGGTGCACGAGTATGGGAGCGACCCCGGCCGTGACGTGGGGCCGATCACCATCTCCCGGGTCATCAAAGACAGCGAGACGATGGACACGCTCATTGGGAAACTGGAGACGCTGCGGCAGGCCTTCTGGGACGATTGGGACGCGCTCGGGCTCGCGGTGAAGGCGCAACTCCTCACCTATCCCACCGTGGACTTCTCCTTCGATCAGCCCTTGCAGAGGTTCTTCTTCGAGACGGCGAAACCACTCGTGTGTGGGTCCGTGATGCTGACCATCGAGGTGCAGGACGCCTGATGTCGTTTTCCATAGAGAAGGGCCGCCATCTTGGAATACTCAAGATGACTGGCGAGTTGTTTGTGCTCCTCCTCCAGCCCGGATCGCATCCGGCCTATGAGGTTGTAGAGAACGGTCTCCCGGAAGGCGCGAGGATCACGAACGCGCGCCTCGGGTGGACGAGTGAGTTAGAGGTGGTTCTGGAACACCCCGACTTCCCCCTTGTGCTGCCCGGTGCGCCCATCCCGGAGTTGCCACTACCGATGCTGCGGCGAAGGGAGTAGTTGCCTGATGTCGTTCTCCGTGACGCTGCGGGCGCCCGGGCTGGCGAAGCTCAAAGCGCGGTTCCGGCAGTCGCCCGCCATCGTGGCCCGGCAGATGCAACTCGGGCTCGAACGGTCCCTGGAACGGCAGGCGGCAGAGACGCGGGCGCGGACCCCGGTAAAGACCGGCACGCTGCAACGGTCCATCACGTGGAAGGTCGAAGGGCGGGGCGCCCGGATTTACGGGACCGTCTACTCACCGCTTGCCTACGCCCTCTTCGTGGAGCGCGGGACGAAGCCGCATCGCATCCGGGCCAGGTCGGCGCGGTTCCTGCGGTTCGAGGTGGGCGGCCGCGTGGTCTTCGCGCGTGAAGTGCAGCACCCCGGCACGAAGGCGGCCCATTTTTTTGCGGACGGCGCGAAGGCGAGCGTGGTCCCCACGCGGCGGTTCCTCGCGGCCCGGCTGGGCAACGTGACACGCTTTCTCGGTTACCGGTGAGGGGGAGCTATGGCGAAACGGACGGGGAAAGACCTTAACCTGCTCGTGGGCGGCACCGCGATCAGCGTGCCGACCGGGTGGAGCTACGAGGAGACGGACAGCACGGCGGAAACGACGGCGGCGGGGGATGCCTGGATCGACCGCGCCTCCCTGCGTGGGGACTACACCGTCGAGTGGAACGCGCGGGTCGAGATCGCCTCGCCCTACGTGCTGCCGACGGCGGTGCGCGGCACGCTCGTCACATGGGCCCTGGAAGTGATTGCCGCGGACGCGCAGGGTATTGTGGTCGGCACGGGCCTCTGCACCATGTTCCGGCTCGAAGCCGCCTATGATCAGCCGCTGGCGACCTCGGGGCGCATCCAGTCTGCCGGCACCGGCCCCACCTTTGATCTCCAACCGGCTACGTAAGGGAGGGCAGCATGGCGAAGCGGACGGGCAAGGACCTTGCCATCTTGATCAACGCGGCGGCAATCGCCGTGCCGACCGGGTGGAGCTACGAGGAAACGGACAGCACGGCGGAGACGACTGCGGCCGGCGATGCTTGGATCGACCGTGCCTCCTTGCGCGGGGATTTCACCGTCGAATGGAACGCGCGCGTGGAGATTGCCGCCACTTACGTGCTGCCGGTGACGGTCAGGGGCACGCTGGCGGCCTTCTCCTGCGAGATCATCGCGGCAGACACCAACGGCATCGTGAGCGGCACAGGGCTGGTAACCATGTTCCGGATTGAGGCGGCCTATGATCAGCCGATGGCGACTTCGGGGCGCATCCAGTCGGCGGCAACGCCGCCGTCCTTCGACCCGACGCCGGCCTAAAGGAGCGACGATGGAAGACCCCCAGGTGATCGATGATGGGCGACCCGGCAAGATCGGCCCGGTGCCGGACCATATTCGGGACGGCACCCCCGAGGAGCAGATCGAGTTCCTGAAGCGGATGACCCGAAACGGCGTCGCCCGCGGAGCAGCCCCCTGGCCCGGCACGGAGCCACAGGCGGCGGTACGCCCCGACCGGCCCGTTCCGGCCGGTGTAGGGGATCGCAGCGCGTTCTACGATCTTCCGGACGGGCGGCGCGTCTGGCTGCGGGCCCTGTCGCTCAAGCAGAAGATCGCGCTCGGGAAGCACCTCAACGAGGATCTGCACAAAGCGAAGGTGATCCGGAAGCAGGTCTCGCCGGAACAGTTCGACGCCTACCAGGTCGAATACCAGATCGAGAGCTTGTATCGGGGGAACCTCTGGGCCGTGCTCCTCTCCGCGCGGACGGGACCGGAGCGAGATGCACCGCTGGCGTTCGAGCCGGCCGACGCGCCTACGCTGCTGGAAGCGGAGGAGTGGGCGACGCCGATCGAGGAGATGGCGGCCCTGATGGAGGGGCTCGTCCAGGCCGGCGAGACCGAGGCGCAGGTGACGCGGGAGGTGCTAACCCGTTTTTTCGAGCGGCAGGGGAGCTGGGCCGAGACGTGCAGCTCGCGGCTCGCTCTCCTGCTGCCGCCGGACTCCTCTGGGAGGATCCAGATTGCCGAGCCGCTGCCGCTCTCCTGGGAGCAAGCGATGATCCGGCAGGTGAAGGATGCGCTGGACGACTTCGCCTATTCCGTCTCCTCGTTGACGCCGCAGACGCGGCGCTGGGGAGTTGAGGAACTGAAGCAGCTCTCGCTGGTCCTGGGACTGCCGCCGGCACCGCCGGAGCCGTCCCACGCGGAGCGGTGGGCGGCAGCCGAAGCGCGTGGTGAGGACCCGTATGAGACCGTGGGAGGCCTCGCGCCGTTCT